AGCTGCGTATCCTTTTTGGTATGCCTTCTCGATGTCGTCTTCTTCGTCGTCATCTCCCATATCAGCAGCTTGAATTGTGTTTTGCTGGTCTTCTATTTTAGAATTGATTCCAGCATCGCTTTCTGAATCGTCAGCACTTTGTGGTGTTCCACCAGTTGCTTTAGCTTTTCTTTCGTCTCCACTAACGTCAGCACCAGCATAGCTGTCACCTTCACTAGCTTTTAACATAGAAACAACTTCATTAGCAACAGATTTTACCAATTCTGCTTGAGCATTTGCGTATTCGGCTTTCTTCATTTCTTCTTCCTCTTCCTCGGCTTCCTTAGAAAGTCTGGAGTCCATCTTTTGAAGAACTTCAGCAACAGCCGCTAGAGCAAGATTAGTGCCTTCCATCTGCTTCTCAAGCTTCTCGTTTATTTCTGCCATAGTTTTAACCTCCTATGATCTTTTAGTTTGATCTCTACTATCATAAAAGGTTGGTCTTAGCCATCCGACCTTTAAATTATAGAAAGAAATATAACGTTGTATTTAAACGTTACTACATTATACTACGGAAATCGAAAAATCCTATTGAAAAGCTAAAAATTATAATATGTTTTTTATAATTTAGTCCGTATTTGGTAATCCTTTGGCATCTAATTGTATCATTTCGTTACGAAAATCGTATAAAGGTACTTGTAAAAGCTTCTTTAGTTTATCACATTGGTTACCTTCTGGGAGTGATGCTTCGATTAGATCTAGTACTTTACCGACCATTTTAGAATGGCGGGCTATTATGTACTCTTGGGTTTGGGTTAAATTAAGTTTTGGTTCTGATTCTGCCACTGTTCTTCTCCTAAGTTTTTCTGGATGTTGGGTTTACTCTTATTTCTATATTCTCTGGCAAGGTTAAAAGCCTTTTAGTTATTATACTAGTTTTTTGGTATATTTCTTTATACGCTTCTGTAAGCCAATAACCTACTTTTTTATCTGGTATAGGTTTATCTGTAGTATAAAACTGATACTTGCCATCTCTCCTACCTGTAGTATTATCTTTATCTTCCCAGTAAACTACTCGTTTCTTATCAGGAAAAACCCTACCATTTGGATATTTCACTTTTATAGTTCGCCTTCTTCTGTTACCTTTACCTGTATAAGTACGATCATGTGATCTAACAGCTGGGCTATCTTGAATGTATATAGAGGACCTTCTGTCTCCTTCACCAGAATCAAAAAGTGTCGCAGCGTGTTTCGCATTATAACCAATTTCAAACCCCACAGCTATACCACGTTTTTTTATAAGCTTAGTAACCACTGAACGCTTTAACTCTCCAGTGTCTGATGGCACAAGTTGGTCTGCTCGATCTTTTGTGTCTTTTAATAGATCTTCCCACAACTTGTTATATTTCCAGACAGGATTAGTATTATTCGTGAGGGTTTTTAGTAGCTTACGAGCTGCTTTTCTATCTACTTTTTTACGTGATTCTTTTAGTTGCATACATCATTATACTTTTGTATGCTCCAAATCTGTCCATTTCTCAGGTATCTTATCTATAAATTTGCGTTTACTTTGATCATATTTATTCAAATAGATAACATCTCTACCTACATAACCATACTTTGGGTGCCAGTAAGTAACTATTTGTTTAGGTTTGGTAGCTGCTTGAAGTCTTTGTAAAGCAAACTCATCAGGACCTTTCATGGTCCCACAGATATGTAACTCACCTGTACCTATATCTAACTCGTCAATACGATGGAAGTGTCCTATCATAACACTATCAAACTCTTGTTCTAAATCCCCATCCATGGCATCTTCAATCTCTCTCTGTAAACTTTTCCTAAACTGAAAAACACTTCTTAGTTTAGTTATTGAGTTGAGTATTGCCCCACTACTTCCAGCTCCTGATATACAGTCTCCATGAGTAATAAGAACTACTTTGTCATGTACTTTGAAAGTTGTCATAAAGCTTCTAGGGATATGAAACTCTATATTTTCTTGGTTCTTACAAAAAGAAGCAACCCATTGATAAAGCATATAATCCCAATCCATATACTTATCCTTCATAGGTGGCTTTCTTGTCATCCTTCCATGATTACCAACTACACAAGGAACTTTAATTTTTGTAAAGTGTGGGGCTAAGTACATCAAGGCTTGTCCAATAATACTAGCTCCCCTAATCATTTGCTCCATACAGTTAGCCATATTAGACCTAGCTAACTCTTCATGTATATCTCCACTAATCATGTCACCCAACATAGGTATAATTAATTCATCTACAGGGGCTATTTGTCTTCTATAAGATGTGTGCTTTAGTATTTGGTTAGCCCAACCATACATACGTTTATTGAATATATCAAAGTTATACTCATTTAAACCACGCATTTGGTCTTTAAATACATGCTCACCAATGTGAGTATCAGATAATGGGGTAACCATAACTTGTGCCTGATGCCCAAAAGGAGTCTTGTCGGTTTTCTCTATATGTTTTAAAGGAACTGCTGGAAAAGCTTTAGTAAATTCTTGGATGGTTTCTACAATAAGCTCTTGTTTCGTGTTAGCTTTTAACGAAGCTTGATATAGCTTTTTGTAAAAAACAGCTTCACCTTTATGTGTAGCTACTTTTTTGTCTAGTTTTATCCGTTGGGATAAACTATCTTCGGGATGTGAGTCCTGTTCTTCTTTGAACTCCCAGACTTCGCTGTCGTGCCAGCGATGTATTGCTGTCGGAGTAGCGGTTACTCCAAACTCTTCCTCTATCCACTTCGCTATGGCTGTCCAAGTCGCCCCGTATTCCCGCCTTCTTATTATCTCTGATTTTGCCTTCTCTGGTATCATAAGCTCTCCTAATAGTTACTACCAAAATCTTTGCACATGTAATGCACTGAAGATCTTTGTCTTCGTTTATATACATCTGTCCATTACACTTAGGACACATGTTATCATAAAGTTGCTGAGAATTCAAATTATTTGACAAATTCTCGCTCCTTAGTCTCTTCCTCTAACTCCTCTATCTCTCCCCGTTCTTCATCCTTTTCACCACCTGTTTGTAAAGAGTCCGTAGTGTAACTACCTGACCCCCAACCAAGTTGCACCGCTAACCCTGCAGGAGCTGTTTCACCAGCACTTCCTGTGTCAGGATTTTGGGAATTTTTATTGTTATCTTTATCATCTAAAGCACGGATTTTGTCTTCCATGTCTTTTTGTTCTATAGCGGCAAATTTATCAGGCTCTGCGTCATACTCTTTAGGTTCACGCCTACCCTCAATTACCTTTGTTTGTGGGTTTATGTCTTCACCACTTGTTTGCTGTCGAAAGGTTATTTCATCTTTTATAAGTTGCTGTTTAGCGAATAATATAAATTCTTTTACCATCTTCTTGCTAGGACTGTTACCTCGAACAAAAGCAGCAAGTCGTTCTATTCCAGATTTCTTTTTCTTTTTCCGCCTAGTTATTTTTCTGCGACGAGAACCGCCACCACCATAAGTTGGAGAAAATATACCAGAGTTAGTTGATGTAAATACAGTGCCCCCACCATCTCCAAAAGAACCAGAAGTTGCGGCACCACCGCCACCACCGTTTCCTCCGCCACCACCATTCTCTTTGTAGATTTGTCCTTTGCGTTTACTATCTGTAGAGCCTCTAGGGTTAGTGATCCACGATTTAGTTTGCATATGTTCTACGAATTTTTTTATAGCCATAGTATTAGTATAGTCAGATTTCATCATTTTTTGCACAGTTGTTCTAAAATATTTATCTGCATCAATCAAATCACTAAATACATCAGGGGGTAAATAGTTACCTAAAGAAGTTTTATGTTCAGTAACAGCCTTACCTTTTACAATCTTTTTGTGCCCTAATCTTTCACCTACATGAAGTCCTACTCTTTCAAAAAAGTCTGCTGCAGATAGTTTTCTACCCCCAGAATCAACTTTTTTCTTGTAATTGTTTACCCATTCTGTAGCGGCTTCTATAGCTTTTTTAGTTCTCAAGTGCTTTACTGTAGCATCAGGATGAATGTTTCTTATAAATTGATCTATTTTAGAAGAAGTAGTATCAAAAAGTTTATCTTTACCTCGTTTGCCTTCTTTGGCTTTCTTAAATACCTCTACCAATCTAGAGTCTTTCTCCGCAAACTTCTGTCTAACACCACTCTTCGCATCAAAACTAACATGAGCAGTCTTCCCATCTTTTGATATGTATACATTTGAACTCTTTAAATTAAGGGCTCCTTGACCAGTAACCTTACCTTTATCTGTTTTACGGTCTTTGTCCTGACCTTTCCTATACCCAGTTACATTATAAACAGTCATCAACATCTCTTCTGGGCTTAAGTCATTTATATCTTTTTTATTTATAACGTCCATGGCATCATCTAAAACGCCTTGAACTTTTCTTAGTTTTGCCCAATGCTTCTTTCGATGTTCTTGTTGAGCTGCCGGATTAAGAATATGTTGTTGATTTCCAGCACTATCCTTATAAGAAATTTGTATAGCATTATTAGGATCTTTAGCAATCTTTACATCAGTTGAACCTTTAGGTAACTTTTCAGCAGCCTTAGCTACATCTGATTGATAAGAACCTGCAAAATTTAAAAACTGCCCGTATGGCATCTCGTCATTGTGCTCATCCTCTGGAATAGAATACAAACCTCGCTCGTCAGCGTCTCCTTTTGTAAATTTGTTTACCCAATCATCGTAAACATCTTCTCGACCCCCAAATGGCTTAATCCAATATTCAGCACCTCTTTCAGTCTCATACACTGTAGCATCTTTAGGAGGTTTCTCTGTAGAAGAATATACGGCACCAACAGGAAGCCTTTCTTCTCCTTGACGTGTAGAACCAACCATTATAGGTGCCTTCTTTAAAGGAACATCAGATTTTATAGATCGATAAAACTCTCTCTCAATCTTTTTGAAATCTTCATCCGTAGGTTCTATATCATCTTGTATAGGTCTAAAATTATGATCATATTCAATGTCGTTATCATCCATCCATCGAATATATTCTTCTATAACCTTAGTATTATTCTTCGTCATCGAGCTGTATCTCTGTAGGTTCAGTAGCTCTTGGTTTCTCTTGTTTGTTTCTACTTAGTCTCGTTGGGTCTGCAAAGGTTGCCTTCTCAATAGTCGTAATGCCTGTAGGGGTTAATTGAGCTACATAATCAATCCCGCTTTGAGAAAACCACATCTGTGTCATATTAGGGTTTACTTCCTTAATAATAGGGGAAGCATATCCTTTATCTGCTAAAGATTCTACCCAAGACTTTGAAAGTGTTAGACTGTTTTTATTTCTTGCTTCGGCATACTCATCTATATCTCTTTCCTCATCTGGATGTTTATCACTCCAATCAGGTGTTACTCCACCTGTTCTCCCCTTAAATTTTCTTTGGGACGGTGGAATGGACTTCATCATAGCTTGAATGTCCCCACCTTCTTCTGCAGGAGCTTCGCCTTCCATTTCAGCATCTTCTTGTTGTTCTCCTGCCATAGCTTGTTGTTCCTGCATTTGCTGTTCTTGCATTTGCATTTGTTGCTTCTGAGCTTCTACACCCATTGCTAATTGTTCAGCCTGCATTTGTGCCGTAGGTACCGCTTCACCACTTACTATAAAGTCAGCATCCCAAATAGGTACATCTTGTTCTTTTAGCTTTACACTAAATCCTAATTGAGAAAACTGATTTGCAATCTGTATTTTTTGAGCGGCAAAACTTAATCTAGTATTTTCAGCCTTTTCTTCAGGTTGAGGTAATTGAATTTCATAATCGGTTATACCAAAAGCGTCTAATAGTTGAGGGAATACTTTCTCATGGAACATTCTCTGGTCACTTTCAACCACACGACTCATAACTACAAGTTGTTGTGTTTGTTGTGACAACCCACCAAAAGCTTCCGGGGCACCTTGCCAAGCTGGAGTAACACCCCACATAGCAGCTACACGCTCTCTAACCTCTTCTCTTACTGGTAAATAATCCATCTCTTGTAGACTGTGGAACAATCGAACCATATCTACTCTACCTCTTTGATTTCTAGCAGATACTGCCACCATAGGTACATAGTTTGGGTCTAACCTTGTTTGGGCTGCTATATGTTCCCGCTCTCTTCTAAGACTCTCAGGATCATCTGTAGTTACCAATAACATACTTGCAGGCATTTTTCTCTCAAAGAAATACCTATATAAGTTCTTATCCATACCTACTAAGGTCAAAGCTTTTTCAAAGATCGTTAAAATAGGTGACCATCCATATGTTTCAGATGGTGAGAACTTTGATAAGTGGATAATTTCAGCGTCTGTGAAATACATATGCTGACTTCTATGGTAATACTTATACATAGCAGGATGTAGTTTTACATTACAGTTATCATCTGTACAAGTGCCCGCTGTATCAGTAATTACTTCTCTGTGTATAGGACATATAAAATGAGAGTTTTTAGGTAATCCTGCTTGGTCTAGGTCGAATTCAACTAGTGCTGGGTTCAACCTTCGTATCTCAATAGGTCTAGATGTAACGGAACCATCTCCGCTATCTTTATATTCTTTAGCTATATATATGAACCCATCATCTAATGAATTGATATCAAAATGAAATTGCCTAAAGACTTCTTCCATACTTTGATCAAAAACATTACAATCTTTCAACCATTTAGTTAGACGTTTCCTTTGTTCTGGATCAGGGTTTTCAAGTTTAGGAACAATTTCTAAGCCCCTTCTAAAAACCTCACTAGTAATGTGACTGACTGGACCCCTAATCTCCTCCACTGACATTGCTATAGTTTGAAGGTCTTGTACAAGTTGTTGCCTGTACGCCATTTGGTGACGTACCCAAGTGTTTACTACGTGGTCTAATCCAATTGTTGGAGCAGCACCTGTGTCTCCAGCAGACTTCATAACATCTAAAAGACTAATTTGTTTATTCAAATCTGCCATAGATTGTTGCATCTGAGGCACTTGAGGCATATACTCGGATAGTTTCATATTTATTCCCTACTTAGATTACTCATATCTTGCATAGATACTAGTTTTAATATATTTTCCATTGCCTTCTCTTTTAGTTGGTAGTCTTCTGTATGTTCTACATCTCGTAAAACTTCAGATTTTTGATCTTTCAACTGTATTATTTGTTCGTTTAAGGTCTGAATTTCTTGATCTTTTTCAAGAATTACATTTTCTAATTCAGCTTCACCCGTCCCAAAAGTTGCATTGTGCAATACTCCTAGTCTTCCAGCTTCTTTCATCAGAGCAATGAACTGCCCCTCCGAAAGTACTAATACTGCAGGACTATCATCGGGAATATCTTCGTCAGCAGACATGACCTTTATATCTTCATGCCATGAATCCAATACTCTCCATGTTCCGTTATCGTCTTTTAATGCTACATACTGTTGGTCTGAGCCGTCTAAAAAATTACCTATAGTCATCTTGGCTACTCCTAAAACTTTTCTATCTATATATTATACTTGATTTTCCCGATTTGTCTCATACAGGTCTGTATTCTTGTATTTAATGAGATTTTCTAAGTCTATGAGTTTCTTTAAAACATCAGTAAATGTAGTTTCTAGTTTGGCAATTTTATCGAACATTATCTGTTCTCTACCATACAAAGACTCTATCTGACTTCGTAGCTCACTAAATTCTTTTAATATTTCTTGATGATTATAATATGTGTTATCAAATTGTTTTCGTTGATCTTTATCCAACTTATCCTCCTATGAAATCACACAGGCACTCCATCCACAAGACTTACATGTCTCACACCCATCTGCAAAAACCACATTTGGGTTTTCACAACACTCATGTTTAGATGTGTTTGAACTACTTTCTATAGCGGCTTCTTCAATCTCAAAACCATCTAGTGCGGGTTGTTCAGCTTTTTCTTTATTCCCCTTTACCAAAACTTCTTTAAATCTACTACCAGCTCTATATACTGTGATACCTTTACAACCTTCTTTCCATGCAAGTAGGTAAGCATCTTCTACGTCTTGTTTAGTAGCACTGTTTGCGAAATTAATTGTTTTGGAAATTCCTGAATCACATGACTTTTGAAAGGCTGACTGCATAAGAACGTGGTCTTCTGGTGATATGTCTGGGGCAGTAGTGTATACTGCCTTTATCCAATCTGGAACATCCGGCACAGTTTCAAGTGATCCACCCTCTGCCAAATAGTCCATTAAATCTTCTGAATAAAACCCATACTTTACAGCGTCTGCTTCAAAATATTTGTTCACATAATTTAGACTTTTTCCATCTAATATATTTTGTTTTTTCCAAGCTAACGCAAATGTAGGTTCTATCCCACTAGATGTGTCAGCTATCATTGATATTGTGCCAGTAGGTGCCACTGTTAGTCTACAATGGTTTCTATAGGCTTCTGTGTCTTTATTGTAGTTACTGTCGTCCCAAGCTGGGAAAGTTCCCCTAACTTTAGCTAACTCTTTAGATTCATCATCTGCCCACTCTCGAACTTTAGACATTATCTCTGCTCCTATTTTTCTAGCAGTTTCTGAGTTATATGGGATGTGCATTTGAATTAATAAGTCAGCAAACCCCATGATTCCTAAACCAATCTTTCTAGTTGATTTTGTCATCTCTTCTATTTCAGGAGTAGCATAGTGATTTGCATCTATTACGTTGTCTAAGAAATGAGCAGATATTCGTGTAACATTCTCTAGGCGATCCCAATCTATTTTTTCTTGCCATCCATGTGTAGGTCCATCAGCCTTTTGATAAAATCTTGCTAGGTTTATTGAACCTAAGTTACAACTTTCGTTCCCTAATAGTGGTTGTTCCCCACACGGGTTTGTTGCTATCATTTCTCCGTAAGTGTTTGTTACATGATTGTCTTTATTTACTTGGTCAAGGAAAATCATTCCGGGCTCTCCATTATTCCAAGCCCCCTCAACTATCTTAGAAAATACTTCTCTAGCATTTAAAGATCCATCTACTTGATTGTTTTTCGGATTGATTAAATTATAATCCATGTTGCCTTCTACAGCTTTCATGAAGTTAGAATCAACCCCAACTGAAATATTAAAGTTGTGGATTTCTCCTTCAACTTTTTTACATTCAATAAATTCTAATATATCTGGGTGATATATAGACATGACTGCCATATTAGCACCATCTCTTTTACCACCTTGGGTTATCATAGATGAAACTCTTGAAAGGGTTTTTAGTACCTCAATAGGACCACAAGCGATCCCATGAGTAGATTTTATAGCATCTCCTCTAGGTCTTAGCTTAGATAGAGCAAACCCAGTTCCTCCGCCAAACTTCTGTACCATAGCACTGTCTGTAGCTGCCTTCATAATACCTTCCATAGAATCTTCTAGGGGTAGAACAAAACAAGCAGACAGAGTACCTTGTTCAGTACCAGCATTCATAAGTGTTGGAGAGTTCGGTATAAACTCTAAGTTTGACATAATATCATAAAAAGATTGAGCAGTAAGATCTACTTCTACAGGTAGCTTCATGTAATCGGAATCAACTGCAGCAACCGCTTTAGCAACTCTGTGGAACATTTCTTCCGGAACTTCAATTACTTGATTATCCGTATCTTTTAATAAATACCTGTGCTCTAAAATAATTTTAGCCTGCTCAGTAATAGTAGGGGTGTTTAAATTTAAAAGTTTTCGTTCCTCGGTTGTCATAATCTTCTCCTTGTTATCTTCTATAACCACAATAAATACATAAACCTCTCTCTGGAACCCAAAAAGAGGGTGTGCAAACTGCTTCCTTGCACTGAGGATTAGGAGCAGACTCGGCTCTTTCAACTTCATTAACAGGTTCCATTTGTAGGGGATTAGCTGTATTGCTGTCGTCGCCTTCTTTTATCAAGCCGCTCAACTCGTCCTGTTGTTGTCGCCTACTCTCTGGAGTTTCCCCCGGATTTATTGCGTTCAACCAGTCCGTAGCACTACCTAAATCTACAAATTTATACGCTGTATCATGAACCGCTTGTAAAGCCATGGCAACAGAGAAAAAAGCATCCCCATGACCCATTGGAGTATCGGGAGCTTTTAAGTCATTGCTTACAGACAAGATCTGATGTGTCTGTCGTTCATCCTTTATTAGTTTTAATATACCCGAATGAACAAATTTTTCAAAGACTTGAGCCATAGTATTTTTACTTTTTCTTGTGAAATTCATAGCTCTCCATCTAGCGTCTAACCCACGGTCTTCTAGCTCACCTCTTGTGTTGTCAATATACCCTGAAGTTAAATCAAAATTATCTGCTACTTCATTTAAATATTCTATCTGGTCTGAGTAACTCCAACCGTCTAAAAAGGAGTGATGAATCTGTTCAATGCTTTCCCCACGCTTTCTAAATAATACTAAATGAGATGGGTGTCTTTTTTTACCCACATCAAACCCACCAAAAATTTGATCGCCTGTTTCCCAATCAGTAAACTTTTTAGTCGCTGGGAAAGATCTTAAAGTTTCATCTTGACACTTTTCAATGTCTTCACCTTCAAAATAAGACTCTGTAGCAAAATGAGGAATCAACATAAACTCTGAAGCAAAAGATTTAGGTCTAGCTTTTTGTTGTGCTAGCAAATACTTCTCACTCATTATTTCTGGAGCCAACACTCTTCTTCCCGGCACTGGGTCTAGTGCAGGTAATACTCTAGCTTTGAATCGTTCATCACTTTGTAACTTAGCCAGTATATCGTTTGGCATCATAGGAGTACCTACTACAATAACAGGAGCTTCTTTCAATGGTATGAACATAGACTCTGTCATAAAGTGGTCTTCTACTTTAGTTATTTGTCCCATGTTCAATGGGTTCTCTGGATCTCTCAATACGTCATCAGCAATCAATGCACCATTTACGTGCATACCTCGTTTGAAAGAAAACAAACCACCATGCATTATTTCCATAGGTTGATTGTTCTTATAAAATCTAGCCGAGTAATCAGCTTTAGGGTTTCTGTTAATAAGGAGTTCAGGAATAATAGGATTCCTTGTAATAATTTTGTTTATCTCTGCAATGTGATATTTAGCCATACCATCACTATAAGATAAATAAAGTATAGCCATATCTCTAGGTGCTTTTAATAATCTCCATACACTAAAGGCGTGCCCTAAAATAGTTGACTTAAAATGTCCTCTGGGCAGAACTCCTACATAATTTAGTCCTGTTTCTAAACATTCTTCGATATCTTCTGCAAGTAAACTTACATGCCAAGCTTTAAAATACTCTGGGTTATCATATGATTCTGCCCATATATTTTCAATAAACTCCCGGAATGTCCCGACTTCATACCTTTTTTGTTCAAGTAATCCATCAGATAACATATTAAATGCATTTTCAACGCTTAGAACATCTTTAGCCATACTTATATCTCTCGGTGTTTTTGTTCAATAGCTTTTAACTTTACGCCAATTCGTTGTAAAGTGTCTTGGTCTGTTACCTCTTCAATTAAAACAGTCATTATATCTTGAACAAACTCCATATTTATCATACCTTGTAATACTTCTCTTTGTCCTTTTATACCAATGTCTGCCGCCCTAGCCGCATCTAAAGGTCTGTCAAAAGTAAGACCCTGTATTTCATTGCCTGCTTTGTTAGCAATCTGTGTATAGGTGTCTAATTGTTCTGACTGTAATCTAGCAAACCTTTGTCCTTCGGATTCTGCTAAATTTCTTTGGGTGTCTGCTATAGCCACAGCTTTCTGTTCACCCCATTTGTCTCTTTTAGCCCACATATAAATAGTGGGGGGTGCCACTTGGTGCTCATCAGTTGAAACTTCTTTGGCTATATCTTTGGCTGTCTTGTCTCCTTTAAGAAATAGCTCCATTGCTTTCAACTTTATTTCATCTGGTATGTGTTTTGGCATATTTTTTAATCCTTGAATTGGTCATATATACTGTTAGAATCATTCATTCCATATCCTGCATCAGATACGTGTTGTGAATCTATGTTTCCTCCCAATGGTGTTCCATCAGAATTTAAGAATTGAGAGAAATCCCAGTATCCTGTTTTATCTGTATGAGCTGTGTAACAACTTGGAAATTTTATTTTTGAACCATGCGGTAATTTTATAGCATCGTATTGCATACCTATCTCTCCCCTAGTACATATCCCAGCCCATATATGTTCTTGTTCTGCAATAGGTGTATAATTTTGTCTTTTCAATAAAGTACCTGTAGTTCTTTGTAAATTTTTCACTTGTTGATTACTTCCACAGTCTGTGAATTTACACCAAACAACTGTGCCATATTTCTTTTTTACATCTTCTATGGTAGGGAGTTTCTTTGGGAATTTATCTTTATATTCCCTTTTAGGCCCTTCCTTCTTGCCCGGAAAGAACATTTGAAAACCTCTAACTACCTTGGTTAGTCCACCAGCTATACTCATACTAGAACCTCCTTTTGTTCCATAACGCTATGCATGCAGCATCAGCGTAGTCTTGTTCAGGGAATTTGTCTCCCCACTTTTCTTCAGCAAATCGCTTGATTTCATCTTTTTTTACATTGCCTTTGCCCACTACGTCTTTCTTCCAAGTATTATTATCTACACGTACAGTTGGTATACCTTGTAATACAAGAATAGCCCATACGGCTCCGACAACACTAGCAAGTGTGCCAACAACACTTCTGTTTTGAGCAAATATTGAAGCTTCGATAGTTGCAAAATCTATTCTATTTATTGTACTTAATTCATCAGAAAAATTCTTTATCAACTCGGGGAACCTTTCTGGGAATGTTTTTTTGGTGTCACAACTCCATTTATATAAAGCAACTAATTCTTCGTCAGGATTTACAGCTGCAGCATGAATTGCTTTACTAGAAGTATCTAATCCTAAATATATCATAGTCTTTCCCCATTTGTTCTAAGAGTGACTACCCTACTAACTGTTTGATAGGCAGTTGTATAAGTATTTAATAGTCCTTGAATTTTCTTTTGTGCGGCTTCCTGTTCAATTATGTCTCTTTTCATTTCCCTTAGAATTTCATGGGTGTCCATTATCTCACCTTTTAATTCATCTCTAGTAGGTTTTTTCTTATCTTGTTCTTCGTATAGTTTGACAGTTCTATGCAGAGCTGAACTATAACCTTCATCGAAAGCTGCATTTAAAGCCCCCACTTTAGATTCAATATCACCAATCTTAGTTTCTAGATAAGCTTTAAACCCACCATACATAGCTAATAAATCAGCAAGCATTTTATTATCATAAGTGTTTAATTTTGAAAACTCTAATGCTTCATTATCTTTTAGGTCTACTGATAAAGGAGGTAGACCTAGTGCATCTAACTCTCTTTGGGCTTTCCCTAACGCTTTCATAGGAGTCCATTCTTCCATTTTAATACCCCTCTACTTTACGACAATTACACCAAGTAGCCCCAGAACATTTATCTGGTGGTATAAGCATTTCTTGAATTGTAAAACAACGATTTAAAATATCTCCCCACTGATTAGAGTCTCTCTCTAACAAAAACGTTTTTATCTTCTGGTCATTTTTATTTTCATATAACACAGTACCTTGGTCATAGCCGCCCATGTTCAAATACATTTGAAGTTGTATTTCGTGTTCAGGTTTTGGTTTTTTTAATTTAGTAAAGCCTGCCGTATTTATAGATTTCAACTCAATCGGATGAGTACCATATTTATAATGATTGATTAAAAAGTCAATTCTTCCTGAAATAGGAGGTATTTCTTGTTTTACCGATACCTCTCTATCTATTAAAATATTTAAGTCAGTAAGCCACTGTCCAACCCGGTCTTCTAAAAAACTACCATTTTGAAAAATTCTTTGTAAATTAGCTGGAAGTGGTTGGTCTACCATTTTACCGTGATAACATAACCACACATACCTATCACATGGGTTACTTATTACTGACGGGTGAAATACCCCACTTCTAGGAGCAAACATAGTCCCTTCTAAATGTTCATCAATTATATCAGAAAGCCATACATCTTTAGGAGAAACATTTTCTTGTATTTTTATTGGCTTAATTTGTTCAATTCCAGCCATAGCTTCTCCTTTATATCTTTTTTAGTTATTTCTTTTATGTGAATAATGTCTTCTATTTCATGATACTCTTTTAAGTCGGCATCTCTCTTAGCGTCTCTTTTTGCCAAGTGCCCATGTATACCATCAGCTTCAATTACTCTTTGGATTTCAGATACGTAAAAGTCGACTGTGTATGGAGGGAAACTTACTTGTTGAGAATATCTCATGCCAAAGTCATCTAAACACTCAGCGATAATATTTTCTTGTTTAGTATATTCTTTAGGAAGAAAGTTCATTTTGTAATTCCTCAAACTGGTCAGGGTTTTCAATAAAAAAAGTTTTCAAACCATTTAATCCTTGAACCTTCGTATCTTTATATGTGTACCATGCTCCAGCTTGATGTATAACATTTCTGCCCACACCATCACGCATAAAGGTTTCAATTACATCTATACCACCATCTCCTCTAAATGGGACTTTGACTGCTCTCCAATTTTCTCCACCTATTTTAGATTTATGCATTCTTACTTGCATATCAAACCCTACAGTTTCTTCGTTACCATTTACTTTTTCTTTTATCCACCCGTCTCTTCTAACTTCTAACATAGCATGAGCATAAAAAGTCTGTCCTTGCCCCC